CTTCTGTATAATTTCCATAAACATTTCACGACCAAGCTTACCTCCCATCTTAGCCGCAGCCAATGCACGTTTAACAGACAATTCAGATTCTTTTAGCTCTCGGTCAGTGCGTTCATTCTTGATCTTCTCAAGAATGGTATCAACCTTCATAGCTTCTTCAGGCAGACCAAACTTCTTGAATGCCTCAGACATAGCTTCATAATAAGACACCATATCGTTAGATTTAGCAGTCTGTTGGACATACTGCTTAACCTGTTCGATCTTTCTAGCTTTCTGGAGCCTGTCATCTTCTCGTCCAACGGCTTGTCCGAAGCCCTGCATAGCAGTATTTGCTAGACGACCGATTCCGGCTGCTGTGCTATTACGACCACCAACGGCATTGTTGAGGTACTCCGTATCCAGATCGGAGTAGACCTCATTTACCGAGGGGCCAAACATTCCATAATCTTGTGCCATCTCTACTCCTTAAAACAGATAGGTATCTGGACCGGCCCATCCAGTTGCATAGTTATTTGCATTGTCTAAGGCAGTGTCGATATAGTCAAAAGCATCGTTTTCAGACATACCTTGATCTTTAAACCATTTGATAATTCCAGTCATAGCTGAACCAAAACTAGAAGTATCTAGACCGCCAGTACCGCCTCCAAACATACTTCTAGCTCCACCGGCAATAGCATTATAGATATTAACCAAAGCATCTACGGCTTCACGTTCAGACTTAAACTTAGTAGCAATTCCTTGCGCAAACTGTCGCTGACGTTCAGAAATGCCTTGTTGACGCAACCGAGTAGCATCACCAATACCTTCGGCAGAAAGATCAGCCCACTTATTAAGACCTCTAGTATTATATTCCCAGAAGTTATCCAATCCCCTAGTAAACAGAGGAGCTTCCCTGTCAATAGCTTGTTGATCCCCTTGGTTAAGATAATCAACTCCCTTACCTAGAGTATTCTGATACCATTCTAGAGTACGATCATCAAAGTTAGCAGGATAATCAATAGCCTTCTGAGCATAAGGCGCCCAAGTATTTGTATTGGCTCGATTCTCTCCAGAAGCCATTTGACCAAGACTACCACCAAGCTGAAGCATTCCACGACCAGCAGCATCAATAGACATCGGTGCTTGGAGGGCTGTGTTGCCACCTTGTAGGGTCTGCAGCCATGCGTTTCTGGCTTGCTGATCTGCCTGATACATCAGGTTAACATCACGATTAGCCAGTCCTTGTTCTAAAGCATAGGTCTGTGGGTTGTATCCCTGACCACCAGCAACATCAAGCCTTCCTTGTTTACGCAGTCTTTCCTCGTTAGCAATCCTAGCTTGCTGATCCCCCGGAGCAAGTCCAGCTTTCATGAGGTTGTAATTCTGCATCCTCATGTTGTTTAGATCATAGGAATTAGCAGCAGCAAAAGCATTACCGGCTGCAGTAGTGGCTTGATCGCTTACACGTTGAATACCCGGAGTAGGGGTAAAGGTGTCTTTATTTGTAGAACCAATGTTAGTGGTAATGCTATAAGGTTTAAACTCACCACCAACAGCATCCCTAACTTGTGCTGCTAGGTCTTGATACTGCCCGGTATAGTTATCCCTTACATCCCACCTGAGAGGCAACATATTGTCGGCAAAGGCATTGATCCTGTCAGCACCAGTTTGTGCAGCATCTCGTTCTTTCTGACCAAGATCAAGACCCAACTGCTCATACATATTTTTGTTGTTAGGTGCCCACTCATACATCTGATCTCGGTAGGCACCACCAAACATACCATACTGATTCTGATTCCAGTCAGCTAGATCATTATATTGCTGTTGTCCTTCTGTGCCAAGGTTACGATACTGCTCATTACCCCAATCACCAGTATTCCTAAGAGCATCCATTGCTTTATTGACACCGAAAGCACCGATAGCTCCGGTAGCTGCTCCACCAAGAATGTTACCCCAGTTGATGCTCCCGTCATTAGTAATACCTTTACTTACTGTATTCCAAGCACGGGTAAGAAAGTCTTTAGTATTACCCGGAGTAATCCCAAGGTCTACAAGTTTTTTAGTAGCTAGAGAAGCAGGAATAATTGTCTCATAGTTAGGGATACCCATATACTGAGCAAAATCTTTAAGGGTGGCTGCTGGGCCTAGCTTAGTAACAGCAGATTCTACAATAGGTGCAGCAACTTGAGAGAAATCTAATCCGTTTAGTGCGGCTAATTTAAGTTCGTTAGCTGGTCCCAAAGAAGAAATAAAGGCATCCAAAGCAGCGGTCTTATCCGCAGCCGCAACCCCACCAGCAGCAGAACCGCCGAAGCCGTACATAGCAGCACCAGCACCAATAAGAGCTAAAACACTAAGCGGGCCAACAGTAGAAAGGTTTTCACTAAACCAGCTACCAGACCTTTCTGCCTTAGCGAACTGAGGGGCACCAGTAATTACACCTTGTTCATTAGTCGGGGCCCAGTAACTACCATATACACCTTGCTCATACGCAGGATCGAATACATTAGTCAGATAAGCTCTATTCTGATCCCCAAAATAATAATTACCACCCCAAGGAGTAGGGTCATAATAGTAATTAGTTCCAGCCTGTTGATCTCCTACTCCGTACCACCCTGACAGTGAGGAGCCAACAGGATATTGTTCTGCAAGATATGCAATGACATCTTCTTGAGAAAGATTAGAAATATCTTTATATGTAGCCATTATAGGAACATCCCGCTAGTGTTAAGCTGAGTCGGAGTATATGCCGTGGGCTGTGCCTGCCAGTTAGAAGTATCCTGAACGGTAGGCAACGGCCCTTGAGCAATATTAGGACTTAGCATCGGTTCCCTTGTCCGCATTGCGCCTGCGGAACCAGTCAATGGCGCGGCGGAAAAAGACACCGGAGCAGAACCAACATTATATGCTGCTGGCCCTGTCGGCTGTGCTGTGGTTCCAAGCATACCAGAATTCCAAGCAGCCGGATTAGCAGCCCTCATCCTAGCAGCTTCGTCAGCATACCATTGATTCCTGTTATCTGGTTGATAACCTTTAACTGGTTTATTGTATCCAAGACCGCTCAGATAACCAACAACATCATTCTGACCCATAAGAGAGGTATAGAAATCCCTAGCAGCGGCACCATTTTTCCATCCGTAGGAAACATTAGCTCCTCCTTGGGGGTTTGGAGTAACGTGCCTAGTAATGTAGTCTGCCAATCTAGGATCATTGGGGTCTAGTCCCCAATAAGCAGGACTAAGCGTTGCAGCTACATTGGCTCCACGTTCATTATAGTTCTTAATGAAGTTTTGGTATTGACTGTAATCAGAACCCATCGTCCTAGCAACCAGATCCCAATAAGCCTTATTAAGGTCTGGAGCTAGTTGGTTTTTATAGGCCTGATAGTCATTACGTTGAGCAGCCCTATTAGCAGCATCAATCTGCGTTTGTTGAGTAGGATCAGGCTGGACAGGTGCATTGGGGTTTCTACCTGTAGCAGCTTGCTCTGCAAAGCTACCATAATTCAAAGATCCCGGTTGACCGGCTTGAGCCCTCCAAGCCTCATACGCTTGGGGGTTTTGTGCGTAATATTCCGCAGCTTGTTCTCTAGTCCACATTAATAGGTCCCTCCATCAATGATTCCATCAGAACCAGCGAGAGTACCTGTCAATACCCAAGTACCAGCCATAGTGATAGAAGTCATCGTAGAACCACCACTATCGAGCTTAGAAGCGATAGCGATAGCGATATCATTAAGTTCGTCATCAATCTCCTCACCAAGAATAACCTTGGAGGGATTGCCGGTTGTCAGTGCGTCTTTAGCCGCAAAGTCCGTAGTCTTAGTGTAGTCACTCATAGGTTATGCAACCTCCCCATCTTAGCGAAAACATTGATTTCCTGAACGGAGAATGGAATTCCTTTAATGATTGTTTCCATTTCCATCTGATAGACTCTTCCAGTACCACCGAGATATGCCTTACAGGTCTGTAGCCTGTTAGCATCACTATGGTACTCAGAGATACCATATTCAGCGTCACTTTCTGCGTACTCAGCGGCGTCGCCTGTTCCAGACAGAGAAGTAACAAAACCTCTAGCAATAGTTTCAAAGTCCATGCTCCAGCGTACTGCGACATCATAGCCGTGTCCACCCAGAACTAGAACTCTAGCTTGTTTAAGAATCTTGATAATTTCTGGCTTATCATGGCTCCAGTAAGAGCTACGATATAGGAATAGATAGCCAGATCCGTTATCTGTATATCCGTTATACTTACCAATGAAACCTTCTACACCAACAAGGAAGTCCCTGTTTCGTCTGCTATAAAAGCATCTCGGTGCCCAGTCCCAAGTAGTTACCCGGCAGACATTGTTTTCCAGCCTCTTCTTTAAATCGAAAACATAACTCTTTTCGATACCGGGCAAACTAAGGATATAGAAACCATCAATAGGGTTGTAACCGGCGATAGCTCCTACAGGATCAGCATTATACGCTTTGATATAGTCTGCCATCAGGTTATCCCTGACATTCTGAGAGACATCATAGATAGGATTGGCTTTATCTTGGATAAGCCTACCTAGGCTCCTTACACCAGTATTACTGAGGAAGAAGATATCTGTACCAACATCAATAACCGTATCCCGTGAGATACAGCCGATACCATCTATGACATCGTATAGAGCCAAGTTAGTGCTGGGATCCTCGTCTGCCCCGCTGAACAGACAGATGCTAGCTTCGCAGAATACCACTAGGAGCCCGTTAAACGTCGCCAGAGCCACGATTGGGCTAGTTCCATTGGTAAGTACCGACTCAAGGTTCAAAGTCCCTGCAGAGCCTCCTGTCCACGCGAAACCCTGCAGAGCATCAGACCATTTTACAGTCTTTTTGTCGGAAGGAGTATCAGCAGTCCAGAGCCTACCATAAGCACTTAGAACCTCGTTAGCCTGCTGAACCGTTCCCGAATAACTTCCGTTAGCTGAAATCTTAGATACTGTAGTGCCATCATACTCAAGAGGATCCATACCGCGCTGGAAGAAGTAACAATAGTCGTTAAAGTTTACTACCTTCCAGTTATCAGTAAAAGCATTCTGATCGTAGTATATCTGAGTCAATTCATAGTTATCATATTTCCAGATTCTGTTGTTTCCGATACAGAGTAGTTCGACAGTACCATCTGTCTTGACAAACTCATGGATTACTTTTACATTCTTCCCCAGAAGATTAGAATCAGAAGCATGAATAGGTTCCCATCCTTTTCGAGCAGCCAGCCTACCGTAGTTGTCGATGACTGCATTGCTGGCTTCTAGACAAAACTCTTTAGGAAGTCCAGAAGGAGCGTCCTGAAGATTCAAGCCATAGAAGCCGGGAGCAACGACACTAAACGGAGTCAGATCGGATGCCATACTGTCTCCTCATGGTGGAGGATCTCATCTTGAGAAATAGCATCTGTAAGGGAGATACGATACAACGTAGTCTGTACGTCTGAAGTACGACCACCATCCTCTCCTCGTTCATTGAGGGCCCGTAGATAGGCGTTTTCTATAACAGGCTTTGAAGGGATAGATAGCGTATCTGATGCGGAACTTAGATCAGCTTGTGGATTTACACAATGAACCCTGATCGTATAGGAACCATCAGGGAAAGGCCAGAGTTGAATTTTCCTGACACCTGTAGATGCTGTGGCCCCATGATTGGAATACATATTGGGAGAACCAGATTGAGTGGTCTGGATCTTCAGTTCATTGAGATAGCGGTCAGGGACTTCGTTGACTCGCCATTTCTTTTCTACATTGTAAACATCGAGAATCCGAGAACGACTACCAGCAGTGTAAGTTCCATCGTTGATTTCATATATGTCAGTAGCTGTAGTAGCTGGAATGTCGATATCAGTTCTAAGAATTGTCCAGTTCCACGCATCTTCTACCTCCCGTTTAGCTTCATTGACAAAGGTGCCAATGAGCGAAACGTAGCTATTGACATCCACCGTGGCTACTTGGGGCTCACGGAGCTTTGCAAGAACAGCATTGATTAGCTGTAGATAAGTCATTTATTAACCTCCCCGCCCTAAAGTAGCTCTTATTCCTTCCCACAAGGCAAGCATCATTCCTGAAAGTACGATACCAAGAATTGAAAGTAGCCCAGTGGTTCTCATCTTTTCCCTAAACTCTTTCTGCTGCTTTACCCATTCAATTGTGCTTTCTAATTCATGTTGTTCTACATTATATTTTTTAGCCAGAAGTTCTACGAAATATTCGACTTGCGCCGCGACCGTTCTTTTTTCTTCGTCCGAGAGGGTATGATATGACATAGATACTCCACTAGGTTAGGGTTTTCTTTGAGGACTGCGTAAAGGCCGCTGGCTATCGTTCCTACTTGTTTTTCTGTTAGTTTAGTTCCTACAGTCCAGTCTATAGCGTGGAGTATTTCGTGAAGTACGGTATCTCTTTCTAGCTCATCGGACAAATCCCTGCCTATGTGAATCTCAAGGGCTCTCTCTATACAGAGTCCATAGGCTCCATCACTTTCTTTGTCTAATATTCTCCACTCTTTACCAAGTATATAAACACTCTCTGGTTTACCAGAGTTGGTCTGCATCGAAATCTCCCGGTGGAACCGGAGGAACAAAACCATCAGGATTCCAGTTAGCAGCCCTAGCGGCAGCTACAAGATCATCCCTCCAAGTTTTCCATTGCAGTTTACGAGGAGCAGTAAGATGACTTTCTACCTGAGTCCAATCAGTTCTTCGGAGTAGAGCAAGAACTTCTCTTTTAAACTGGTTTGTTTTTCCTTCAGTATCGGGAGGAGCAGGAGTAAAGACTGTTCCGTTCCACAGATCACCTTTCTTTACGTTAGTTCCTTCAGGAACAGGAACCCAATCAGTATGATTAGCAGCCATCTCTGCATTAGCGGAGATGACATTCTTTACAACACCGTTATTAATAATTGCGTATGTAGCCATATTGTTCACCAGCAAGTTATACGGGCATAACCCTGACCGCCGCTACCACCGACACCGCCAGAAGTACCAGCAGCACCGCCTCCACCGCCACCACCGCCACCGCCGCCATATCCACCAATTCCACCAGCGGCAACACCACCAGAACCAGCAGCACCACCGCCACCGCCTTGTCCGCCTAGCCTACCTTTAACTTGTGCGGTAGCAGATCCTGCCGAAGTAGGGGTGGTTCCATCAGTAGTTGCGCCTGTTGCGCCACCACCAGCAGCATAACCACCAGCAGTACCACCATCTCCACCAGCATAGTAAGTAGTGCTGGTTCGGCCACCACCACCCCCACCACCGGCACCGCCCCAAATAGAGCTACCACCATCATAGGATTGACCACCATAACGGGCTCCACCGCCACCACCGCCGCCATAAATAGCACTTAAACCATCCGTGGCAGAACTTCCACCATTAGCACCACCAAATCCTGCTGTGCTAGGTAGTCCACCTGTTCCACCAGTAGTAGTAGTGGCTCCTGTACCGGCTCCTTGCCAGCCGCCACCACCGCCACCACCAACTCCTTGAGAAGCAGAAGCTGTTCCTGCTCCACCACCGCCGCCATAAGCAGTAAGAGTAGCAGTTCCTTGAACTGTAAAGGAGGTATCATTTCCAGCACCAGCGTCCTGTTCTGCTGCTGCTCCTGAAGCAGTAGAGGCTACTGTAACAGTTTCGGAAGATCCTAGATCATCGGCATGGAAAAGACCCCATACATAAGATCCACCACCTCCTCCACCTCCACCAGCGTTTGAAGTAGCTCCACCTGCATTTCCTCCACCACCACCAGCACCACCACCAAGCAGTTCAACTAGAACAAAAGACGCTTGAGCGGGTTTATCCCAAGTAAAAGAAGTAGCTGATTCTTGGATATTGATAGGACGACCAAGAGTTACAACACTTCCTGAACCATTCTTAGTAAATAGAATCCTGTCAGTAATGTTAACAGCAAGCTCACCAGCATTAATCTGTCCAGCAGTAGGAGCAGAATCAGCGGTAGTGCTGTAGCGAGTGATGATATGAGGCATTGTTACTCCTTAACTTGCTTTGGACTTTTATAGTCCTTGTATTCCTTCTCTGTGACTTCAATATAGTCAGGATGTTCTTTCATCTGTTTAACGTCATAGTCACCTTTGAAGGAAAGGACTACACCAGAAATCTTATCTTTAAAATAACCAATCTTTTCCATGTTAACCTCTTATTGCGGTGTAGTAATATCGTATACAGGAATAAATCCTGGCTCATTACACCACCAAGCATAATCAGCAGCATCTGCTACAGTAACAACCGGAGTATAATCAACCCAAGCTTGTAAACCTGTAACATCATT